GCATTTAGATAGGCCATGCATAAATTATTTTATTAAGGCGATTATTGCGATAACGACTATAACTATAATAACAGATTTCTGTTTATTAGCTTTAGCCCATGTTATTACTTTTTTTATATGATCCATAGTTTTCTCCTATTTTCCTTTTATTGTACCCCAATTGGGCCCAGATTCATAGTCTACTTTATTAGGAACTTCAAGGTCTACTGCAGATTCCATAATATCTTTTATCTTTTGAGCATGTTCTGGGGACTCTACAGATATATCTAATTCATCATGTACTTGTATATGAGGAATAATTCCCTCTTTATGTAGTTCAAGCATTGCTTTCTTTGTCATGTCCGCTGCGCTTCCTTGAATTAATTTATTTAATGCTTTGTAAGTGTATGCCCGTTTGATCCCTGGTCCGTGTTCCCTGAGTGCTTCTTCATGAGGCAATGCTTTATGAATCCCGAATTGATTTGGTTCCCACAAAGGGAATCTACAGAGTCTTCCAAGCAACGTTCTTATTCTTCCAGAATCTTCTGCACGACGCATCACATTATCCATCAATTGTTTTACGAATGGAACTTTAGAATGATATTGTCTAAATAGTTCTTGCGCTTTTTCTTTAGATACACCAAGTTCTGCTTGTAATTTATTTTTACCCATACCATAGAACAAACCTAAGTTAATTGTCTTGGCTTGAGTTCTTGGAATTTGTGCCATGTCTGCTACGATGTCATGAAAGTCAGCGTTTCCTTCTTTATAGGCTTCTAATACTTCATCCACTCCATAGAGATTCTGTAAAGTTGCATAATGCACTACCAGTCTAGGCTCTTGCTGAGAATAGTCAAAACAACCCCATGTATGGCCCTCCTCGGGTATAAATAATGACCTAATAGCTGGTCCAAGTTCCTTGTTCCGTGCTGGGATTTGCTGGAGGTTCGGGTTAGAATAACTAAATCTTCCGGTTACTGTGCCCCCGTTGTCTCCTCTTAATTGATTAATTTCTGCGTGGATTCTCCCCTTGTGGGAGTGTTTAATTATGGTATCAATGAAGGTGGTATGGGCCTTGTTTATTTCACGAGCCCGGGCTATTTGTTTCACTAGAGGGTGGGGGTGATTCTGTAAAAAGTTTTTAGTAAAGGAAGGAGCAGATGTTTTCTCGGTTCGGTCGTAGTCTAAGTTCAGTTTATCAAAAACTTGTGCAATGGATCTTGCTGCCCATATTTGGGTATCTATTCCTGTTTCTTTTTTTATTTTTTGTAATGCTTGCTCTTCTTGCGCAACTAGTGTGGTTTTCAATTTGTGCGCTGCTTCCACATTCACGCGAACGCCTTTAAATTTCATATCTACTAGACACGGAAACAATTCTGTTTCCATATCCATGATTGAATTTATATCTTGAAGATCAATTTCTTTTTTTAATTCTTGCCAAAGTGCTAAAGTTATTTCTGCATCTTTTTCTGCGTATGCACCGACATAAATGGCAGGTAGTTTATACATTTCTGCCTTGGCGTCAACACCCCAACTCTTAGCAGCTTCATATAAATCTGTTTCATTCTTTCCTTTTCCAGTGTATCTTTTAGAGCAGTTGTTTAAGTCGTAGCGCATTTGATTTTCATCAACCAAAGCCGACGCTATCATTGTGTCGACTATTTTACCGCTAATACTTAAACCTAACGCGCGTATCCAACATACGTCATACATGGCGTTGTGAAATATTTTTGTAGCTGGTGTATTTAATACAGCTTGAAACCATTTTAAAACTTTCTTACGATCCATATTACCACCACCTTCGTGAGCAATGGGATAATATCCACACCAATTTTTAACAGCTACAGCTATTCCTACAACCTCTCCTACTCCTACGACAGAGCCCGAGCCTCTTCTTACATTTAAATTAGGATCTTTAGTTTCTAGGTCTATTGAAATTTCATCATATTTAGATAGATCTGGAAATTCTTCTGGTGGTAGCCATTCTGTTTGTGGTTTGAAAAGCGGCATCTGCATCATTGAGTTTCCTTTGGGGTTGGTTGTTTACGTTCTTCTGTTTGTCTTTTTGCTTCTTGGTATGATTCTTCTAATTCTTTTTTTTCTTTCTCAGCTTCTTCTAAAAAATCTTTAGGATAATCACGTTCAATAATCATATCTATGAAATGTTTCGCTTTTTCTAAATCTTGTCTTTTTCCTTTCAATCTGTGTCTCAAGATATATTTTATAACGCATCCTTCTGGATAGAGCAACTCATTTTCAATTACAAATTTACTTGGCTGAATTTTAAAATTCTGATAGTGTGTTCCACCGATTTGTTTGTCGTATGGCTTCATATGATAAAATATAAATATAGTTTAATTCCAAAATAAAATGTCATCATTGATAACAAGACAAGTTCACTGGTAAGTGTGTGTGGTATCATATTATAAATCCTTTGTTATATTGTTTGGGTTCTATAATATGTAAATTTTCTTTTGTTCGTGTTGCACCCACATAAAATAATCGGTTCTCATCGTCTGGATTTTTTTCATAAGTATCCAATGTTGTTTTAGTAAGATCAGTAAGAAGCACTACGTTTTGTGATTCTCCTCCTTTAGCTGCATGTATTGTGGATAATTCTATTCTTGGTTTTTTATTTAACTGTTCACCATTGGCTCTCATCTTTCTTAAATAATTTATTCGTTTTGATCCTGCATCATCAAAGGCTTCAAACCAAACTTTTTTAGTTTTTAATCCGAAGTCTTTAGTTAATTGATCAATGCCATAAAAGGATCCTTTAGTCATCCCCTGCATTAACTCTTTATCTTTATGTTCCGAAGACATATATCCAGAAATTTTTTCTACTTGTTTATAAGTTAAAAGTTGTCCCTGTCTTAAATGTTCCCAGTCTGTAGCAGCTTCTTGAATATCTTTTTCATAACTACGTTTATTCCGAGTTTCATAATATAAACCTTTACGATGTAGAACATCTTCTATTTCTTTTAACATGTGTTTGGTTCGGGCTAATACCAACCATTCACCAGAAGACATATCCACACTATCTACATCAAAATACCTCTGTAGACCACCTTCATTGGTTCTAGGTTGCCATGTTTTATCTATTCTATGTTTAATTCTATTTATAATTCCCATTGCAAGTTGATGAACTTTCATAGGTATTCTATGTGACTGTATTAAGGGAAGATTTATCATTTGATCTTGTAACGCTATAAAAGAATCTACATCAGCGCCAGCCCATTTAAAAATAGCCTGATCATCATCACCTGCAATAAAAGAATCTTCACTCTTATTCCAGATAGATTTTGTCATGTCCCATTGCATTAAAGACAAATCTTGCGCTTCATCTATAAATACTACATCAAACTTTGGGGATAAATCTGACTTAACAAAATCTAAAATCATGTCATTAAAATCTATTAAGTTATGTTCTTTTTTATATGTTCTTAAGGCCTCAGCAATGTTATATAATTTATTTAATTCTAAATCTTGAGTGTGTTCTCTTTTGTTATATTGTTGTTCTAGTGTAATATTTCTCACTTTTGCAAGATTAATAATTTGTAAGAACTCACTATCGGAAGTAAAAAACCCGCCATGATCTTCTTGGTGTTCTGCATAAGTTACTGGAAATCCAAGTCTTTTTCCAAGATCTTTATAGTGTCTTGATTGCATAACTTGATCTTTTTTAAGTCCTAATTTTCTAAATGCTAATGAGTGTAGTGTTCTAAAATATGGAAGATCATCTTCAGTTAAATTAAATTTTTTAATTGCTTCGTCTCTGGCATGATACGCAGCTTTTTGTGTGAAAGCAAAGTAGCCAATTTTATCTGGATCTGTTTCTTTTAAATAATCATCTACCTTATTTAATAGTGTAGTTGTTTTACCCGTGCCTGGTGGTCCTAATACAATTGTTTTCATGAAAAAAAATTATGAATCTTTCTTTGTTCTTCCATGGAATCTTTTTTGGTACCGCCATTACAATTTTGTTTTTGTGTAACCCATTCACAATTGGAAACTTCATAGTTAGTAATATCATGGTCTATGTGATTAACTACCCAAAAATTACCTTTAGTAATATTAAAATTATCAGGAAGAGGATAAAAAGCCAACCCAACTAGTCGATGCATTCGAGCAATAAATGAAGGTTTATATCCCAAATTTACTTTAGGATAAAGATCGGTTTTAGTTGCAGATATTAATAAAACTTTTCCAGTATTTTTATTTTGAATATAAGGAAATATTTTTCCTTCTTCTGGTTTATATCTATTAGTACCACCTATTTTATACATAATATATGTGTCGCTAGGGAGATCTTTATATTGAACACCCGAATCCCCATACTTTCTTCTCATTGGATCATCAGGAAGTTTTGAAAGATCTATAAAATCTATATCTTTTACTAATGTTTTTGATATATCATGTTCTTCAAATAAAAATAATTGTTCACTTCTCATTAAAACACATCCTTCGGTTTTAATTCTTTTTGATTGTAGTCATCTATTTTTTTATCAAACTGTTGCACTACAAATACAGAAATTCTTTCTTTACCAATACGTTTGTCATCACAGTTACATGTTTCTTTTAGCATCTGCGCTGTTCTAGAATAAGGTACATCCCAACGTCTTCTAATTAAAAAATCATTATAAAATCTATCAAATATAAAATGATGATGTCCATCTTTAGTTAATACACCCCCACGTTTTAAATCTTTTATATCAGAACCTATGTGCCTATCTAAACAAAAAGTTTCTAAATGATTTTGTAATTGATCTTGAGTTGCTACACCTTCTGGTGGTTCCACAGGTTCGTGGTTCTTCATCAGTGGATTTATAAGCATGTCCCAGTCTTTAGGTTTTACTGTTGGTGGTTTAAAATCTAATTGTTCCATACATGCTTCTTGAAACAAACTTTGTTGTTTTAAAAATTTTACATTTTCTAAATGTAATCTCTCACCATCAACGTTAAGATAATAATATGGTTTTTCTAATTTAACTTTTTGTAAATCAGATAATAATGGAAATACAATCTCTTCGCCTATTCCATACTTTCTACTTCTACATAATTTTTTATCACATAAATTACACATAGGAACATCATTACATTTATATCCCCATTCTTTTTTATCATGTTGTTTCTTAATAATATCAACTTCTGATTCACTTAAAGGACTTGTAGATGCTGCTATGTTAAACATCGTTAATCTACTTTTCCATTCAGCCGGCCATTTCTTTTTGGCATAAACAGAATAATGAAATAATGCATTGTTTCTACCGCCTTCTGGTATTTTATTTATTGCCATTAATTCTATACATGGCGGTGCATCTGAATATTCTGTTACAGGTCTTTCTATTTTTATTTTCTGTAGTTGTTGTGGTGTTTGTTTATTTCTTTCATATAATCCAAAAAAACCGTCTAAAGTGGCGGCTTCTCCATTTTCGAGAAAAGCATATCTCGTTGATTTATTACCATTAAAATATGGTAAGTTTAAAAAATTTCCCGTATCATCTTGTGATTTTAATTTAATTTGTTTTGGAAATACTTCTGATCCACCATAACCTAGTACAGTTTTAATTTCTGTTAACTTGTCTCTCATTAATTCCGCTTCAACAGGTTCTTTTGCAAACAAAAATACATGAGCACCACCACTTTTAGATCTACAAACAACTAATGGTAGTTTTGCTTCTTTAATTTTATCTATTAATTTTTTATGATCAAAACCTGCATATGAATCTATGTCAACACAGCCCCATATACATTTATTGTCATCTCTAATTGGAATAATTCCAAGACTTTGTTTGCCTTCTAAGTGATCTTGCCACAATTGAGGTGTAACAGGTTGTCTACGTACAAACGATTGGCCCTTAACTTTAACTCCATTTTCTGTAACAGGAGCAATGTTAGTGCAACCATGCGCACGTTCCAATCCCTTGAATATCTGTATAAATTTCTCTATCATATTTTTTTAATCGGGCGTTTCCACTCTCGCTTCCACGCCCAACTCCTAGGATTTTATTAGTAAGGTGCTTTTTCCTTAGATTCGTCAGATCCGTGTTTAACTTTTACTTCACCCTTGCTATTTTTTTCAGCAAAGCTTTTAGCAATCGCATAAACACCTTTATCTGTAACCGGA